GTTTTAATCGAAGCACGACTAAGGGTTAAGTCCCCGTCCCCATCTGTAGGTATTTGGCTATAAGCCTTCCCAGCCTTGCGCCCAGAAGGGACCAAGACCAAAGAAGCATCTACATATTTGTCTAACGCCATTAAATACGGGCCTCAAGATTGATAAACAAGCCGTCTAACTCGTCATCGGTTAATACTCTTTCAAAGATACAAACGGCCGTTAGGTCCATTTCACAGAAGCCGCTGCCCCCATCATACCCAATAGTAGGGTGTTTTATATGATCCGTTCCAAGGGAAGCAGCCGTAAAGCTGTCCAGGTTCTGCCTAAACTTAGAGCTGGCCCCGTTTACTACAAGCTGAAATATTACAAACTGGTCCCGCGTTATAGTGGCCGTGGCCGTAGTAGCCCCTACCCTTATAGTAACATTATCGCCGGTCCCGGTGTAGATGTCAAATACTTTCCCGCTGCTGCCGTCTGAACTAATGATATAGCGGCCCGTGTTCGTTTCCTTTAGGTTTATTGCGAAAGCAATAGTAAAAGGCTGCACTATGTCTAAAGTAGAGTTAGCCAGGTAAGAGCTGGTACCGTTGAAGACCGTAGCAAATTTGCCCTTTTCGGTCATGGCTACATCTACCGCGCTGAAGTTATGGCCGCCTGCTGAGAAGTCTAACCAGGCTTGTATATCTGCCGGGTCCTCAAAGCCGCCGCCTTCTTGTAGTAAAAGCAATTCGGTAAGAGTAAACCGCGTTATATCGTAGGTAGATAAAGAAGCGTTTACGGTAGCGTTACGAGCATCGGGAGCCAATACGCGCGCGCCTTCGCTAAGTACCCCACTTAATGCCGTGCTTTCTATGCTTAAACTGGTTTGGCCTACTAAGGCATTTTCGCTTAGTACAAACTCTGTTATATTGCCGTCCGTCTCTATTACTTGTATTGTGTCCCCTGCAAATCCAAGCGTAAACCGAAGCGCACCGGAAAGCGGTATAGACGTAATAGTACCGGACTGCTCAGAAGCTACTAAACCATTTGTAGGCGCGCTGATTCCATTTACCAAGGTATCGCCCAACCCGTTGCCGGTTCCGTTATAGGCTATACTGAGGCTCGCAAAGTCTTGACCTATAAATACGTCATCGCTTGAGACATTGTAAACGGTAGCAGATTGGTTTAATTCAAATGCTTCAGAACTTATAAGATTAGGTTTAGCGCTTAGGCTTAACCAGTTCCACAAATAAGTTTTAGCAGTACCGCCCGTACCTACACGAATGCCTAAAATAGGCTCACAATCGCCAAAGTATTCAATATCAAAAAGACGCCTCGGAGCCTCTCGCATCTGCATTACGCTTTGTAAGAACAGTTCTAAAATCCGTTTGGCCGTGCCGTTGCCCCTGGGCTTCCATTCTACAGAATCTAACCAGGCCGCGCTAACTACATTCCATACCCTGAACTTATTAGGTACGTTGGTGCTATTGACCTGGTCGGCTATATATACGTCTCTATAGTCTTTCTCTATTGTGGCGCTTGTTTCTACCGTATTTATAACCTCGTATTCAACTTTAGTCAGCTCACTATTTTGAGGATTGGCTAAAGTTGTAATAACCTGGAGTCCTCTATTTCTTTGCTCTATACCGCCCGTTACCGTACCAAGTGTTACGAATGTACTTGTCTGTGTAGGGTTGTGGCCGTCCAATATTTCTACCTCGTACTTTACTTCTAAGTCTCCGTCAATAGGTATATCCGTGGTCTTTATTAGCTTGTCGTGGTACGTTATTGGGTTTAACTGGGTTCCAAATTGGCCAATATTGTAAACCTGGTGCATTATCAAAATGGTAGCCGGGTTAGACGTCCATACACCCGTATTAGGTGCAACGCCCGGCGCTAAGTACTGCGTAGTCGTTCCGCTTATTCTTATGCTCGCTTTTATTACGAAAATAATTTGCCTACTTAGAACGCTGCTGTTATTAAACTTGTGCCAGCCCGGTTTTAGACTTATTTGTATGCCTGCGTCTGGATCTGTTTCTAAGGTTCGTATAGTTGTATAGGAACTGGGGACCCTTATCCAATTAACGGCCGCCGTAACATCGCCGCCAATGTCGTATACGATCTTAGCATTTTTAACAGCACCTAAATAGCCATAAGAAGAGCGCGAACTAATCCGGTTCGTTGATCCAGTCCCGGAAAGGCTGACGTAAGTAGTAAAAGAATTTCCCGTACTAACTACACCCGTAGCCGTTGTAGGGCTTGACCCTCCGGCCAAAGCGTAGTTTTTTTGGTATAAGGCGTAGCGGCTTGGCGTATTGGCTATCTCGGTTATTTGCTCTACTACCCAATGGCCATTAGCCAAAAACAAACGCGCCCCAAAATTAGTTAGGACGCTTTCTAAATATTCGTAGTAGTTCCTTAAATCCTTTTCGCCTTGCTCATCATAGACAAACTCTGTACCAATAGTAGCGGGCTGCGTGTACGCGTAAGCATCTAAACTTGTAGAAGGGCTGCCGCTGTACATCTGGTCCTCAAACCAACGAACGGAAGTCCTTAAAAATGTGTCTGTATCTGACCAAAGGTTATTAGGGTCTAACTGCTTTAAGATACTTATAGTGGATTCTATAAGGTTATCGCGTTGGGTTAGTTCGCCGTCTAAGTTTTTAATTCGCGCTATACCGCAAATAGCTTGCACTTCTACAGCTGCCGGAAAGCTGGTATATGGAACTCGTAAAAGGTCTTGGAGTATTGGCCCCTGCCAGTATAAAGAGCCGTCCCTATAAAGACGGATATAGAACCTTTGTTCCTGCGTCCCTGCTACGTCATCTATAAAACTCAGGTCCGCGTTATTCTCGGCCATAAAGTTAAAGACTACCCTACTGCCTTTTAATGGTTTAAAAGGATCGTCCCCCCGGTTGCCGTATTCTAACGTAAATCCGTCTGGGCCAAGGCTGAGGCGCTTAAATTCTACAAGCTCGTTAAGCTCTAAAGGAAGGCAGCCTATACCTATGACCGTGCCGCCGTCCGCCGTTACGCGATCGCTGTAGCTTTCGTAGTCTGTATCTATTACCGAAAGGACCCAGGTATACTTTTCCTGGTCATCGGTAAACGTGGCTTTATACTTCTCGCTCATATAACGCTCCGTCCTTGTTGCTGCCTTGCTCTATTATTAGACGTTACAAGGTCAATACCCGATAAAAAGAACTGGCCGAAGTTGCCGCCCATGCCCCCACCTTCGCCGGGTTTACCAAAGAATAGCCCCTTGAAAGTAGTACCAATACCAACGCCGGTAAACGCGCTTAGAATAGTAGACAGCACTAAGGCAGAAGCCGCCGCCGCTGCAAGTTGGGCTATCATAGCTTTAAGGGCTTTTCCGAATACGTCAAAGAAGTTTTCTCCGTTAATTAACGCCGCTTCAAAAGAGGACTGTAATACACTTCCAAAAGTCCCAGCGGTTAAGGAAGTAAAAGCTAACTGCTCTTCAAATAGTCTTAGCTGTTCCTGACTCTCTGTTAGGATATTTTGTATCTCTGGGTCTATGCGTATAATGTCCCCAAATTCAGTAGGCGGCCTAAAATCGAAGTCCCCTTTTAACTCAGCTTTGCCGGTCTCTTTAGAAGTTCTGTTTTTGCGTATCTCTTTTCCTAAGCGTACAAAACTTTCTGTAGCCTTTTCTGCTTTATCTGCTACTTCGTCTATATTGTCCCCGGCTTGTTCCATGCCGTAGCTTAAAGACCAGCCCGCAGTTTCGTTTAGCTTGTCTAACTCTTCTTCAAACGCTTTCGTCTTTAAGGCCGCTTTATCTAAAGCGTCTTGCATATAGCCCATAGAGATTAAAGAGGCTTGACCGAATCCGGTCATGTCGAAAATCATAGCCAGCTTTTCGTACCAAGGCACGCCGCCGACATCCGATTCCAAGCCCTTAATAAGAGCCTCAGTACCTCTCAAAGTATCTGCGAGGGCTGTAACTAAATCGCCCCAGGCCGAAGTATCGCCAATGGTATTTAAAAGGCTATCGAAGCTATCGCCAAGGTTTGAGACCTTACCGCCTAAAGTCTCAGAAATAGCAGCCATAGAACCGCTAACGCCCTCTAAGTCTCCTAAGCTCGTTATATAGTTCTCTATCGCGTCCGCGGTAAAATCTACCTGCGTGGCTTGCTCTTTAAAAGTAAAGGTTACTTTATCGCCTTCCTTCTTAGACTTTATACCGAACTCTTTAAGGCGCTCAAATTCCCCGGTAGTGGCGTCTGCTACTGCCTCGGCTAACTGGTCAAAGCCCTTACCTACGGCGCTGGCCAGGTCCCCGTATTGCCTCATAGCCTCCATAGAAGGCTTTAGCCCGTAGTTGGTCAGCTTTACAAAGGCTCCGGATAACTCAGCGACACTAAACGGCGTCATGGCCGCCATGTCCTTAATGTCTGCTAAGGCTAACTGCGCGGCGCTACTCGATCCTAAAGTATTGGTCAGAACGGCCTCAAACTTCTCAAACTCTGAGCGGACCTCTATAACCGCACGGGCAAAGCTGGAAATAGCTTGGATAGAAAAGGCCCCGGCTATAATGCCGCCTACTTTGCTAAAAGACTGTGAAGCGGTTTTTTCGCTTTGCTTTCCGGCTTGGCCTATGGACTTCTCCATACGGTTTAGTCCCGCCTCTAACTTGTCCAGCTTGGCGCCTATCTCTACATTAAGCTCGCCTATAGTATTAGCCATTCCGCATAAATTGTTTTAGCGCCTCTTTCGTATCGTTGTCTATGCCGTCTACCTCTCCCGCATCCATTGGCAGCTTAATAACGTCCTGCGGCGTTATAGTATGGCCCTTGCTCGCTTGGATGTTTACCATATAGCAAATACCCATACGCCACCGGTGCCACTCCATTTCTTCGCGCCGTTGATGGCCTAACGCCCGGCGCATAAACTCCCGGTGCGTCATGGACTTAAACTCTGCCTCCCGTAGTGCTAAGTCCCCGCAGGCGAGGTTTAGCAAGTCCTCCCACGTTAGGCTACTGCCTCCCCCGTGTCCTCTTCCGTAGCTTTCGGTAGGGTATTGACGGCCATAACAAGCACGTCAATGATAGCAGCAGGATTAGCTTGTACATATCCTAAAGCGCTGTTTAAGTCGTGTTCTGGTGTGTCTTTCGCATCATCGCAGTAGGCAAGGTGAGCAGCTAAATAAATAGCAGCAAAGCCCTTCCAGTCCGATAGCTTGACCCGTGCGGCGGCTATTCGTTTGTCCTCTTCCGCCTCCCGGACCCGTTGGAAATATACGAGCGCATCGCTTAGAGCTTTATAGGTTTCGTCTACGTACTCATGCCCCAGGATTTCGCCCAGGTGTAAGGATGCGCCGTTATTCCATATAACTTTAGCTTGCGACATCGCGGACAATTGCGCCGGTGATCTGAAGAGTAGCTGTGCAAGTGCTTACCTCGTTCTTAGGACCGTCCCAGTCCAAAGTAGATACAAGGCAGGAACCAGTAAGAACCTCCGAACCAGTAGACGCATGACCGTAGACGTACGCGGTAGATGTTCCGCCCTCCCAAGCATCGAAGATGTCCCCGAAGTTGGCTGAACTTACGTCCGGATCAAAGAGAAAAGTAGCCGAGATAGTCCCGCCCTTTTCACCAGCCAAGTAGTCTTTAGACCCGTTGGACTCGTAGTTAGTTGCGTCAATCATGTCCGCAGACAGAGAGACGTTGGAGGTAGTTACCCCTTTCAAGAATGTTCCTGCGCCAAATTCAAGGCGGATAAAACGGCCGTCTATTTTCGCCATTATGTAGAGTTTTTAGATGCTACAAAATTAGGCAGAAACAAAAAAGGGCCACTCTCCAGCGACCCTTCAAAACCTAAATTGTAACCCGATATGAGAAAGCTACGCGGCGAATGTATTAAATCTCTTCTACCCGTACAAGCCAGTCCAAAGTAACAGACCATTCATAGCGGCTGTCCTGGACCTCAGGCAGTACATAGTTTACCGCTTCCAGCTGTTGCGTAACGATGTTAAAGCCCGTTACTGTGATACTGTCAAAAGTAGTAGGCTGCATAAGGTCCGCTACGGTGTCTCCGAAGTTATTTAGATCCTCGGCGCTTATGCTTGTCCGCTCGGCTACTATTGCACATTTAACAGATATAGCCACTTCGTATATAAACTCATCCTGCGGCCCGGTCTCGTTTGTGTTAAGACCGTATATAAATATATAAGCCTTATCCGCAAAAGTTGGGGTCTGTGAAGTGTACGCGGGTATATAAGACCCCGTTAGGCTTGTATTGTCGCTGAAACAAGTACTTACTATAATGCTCCCGCCGTCATCTATGACCCGCTGGACGTAGTTAAGGTTATAGGCTCCCGCCAATTCCGGGGCCAGTACCTTGTCCTTTAACAGCGTATAAACCGCTTTAAGTATTTGCCCCTGCGCTAACTTCATGTAACAAATTTACGGCGGCCCGCGCCCCCTTGTCCATCCGTCCTACTATATCCCGGTAGTCCTCGGCTCGTTCGTTCTGGTACTTCTTAAACTTCCAGATATTGGTTTCGCTTTTGATGTCTACAATGAAGGGCCGTTCTTCTTCAAAGGTTTCCATCCATACCCCGGCGGCCTTGAATTGCTTTTCGCTTAGTAGGTCCAGCTGATTGTTCATAGCCTTGGGCCATATAGGGCCGTTCTCTAACACTTTATCCATAGCGGCGGCACTCCATAGCCTACCGGCACCAAAGACGCTATTTACGCTTGTATGGGTCATTGCCGTACTAACTGCCCTCTGGGTACTCGGTTCTATAAAGTAAACGGACCGGCATCCTACATACTGTACCCCTCTGGTTAGCGCCTCTTCGTAATAAATATCTGCCTCTTCTATAAATACATCGTCCGAGCCTATTTGTAGGTAGTAGTCAAAGCGGCCGTGCATTATATCTAAAATAGCTTCCTGCTTGTAGCTTAAAGGGTCATTCTCGGCGAATACAGAAGCATAAGGATAGCCGTAATGATTTACCACTTGGGTAAGGTCATCGGGAAGGGACCAGCCTACGCACAGCTCTAACTCTATGCCCATATTCCGCCAGCGTATACGCATGGCCTTGAAGCTCTCTAAAGCAGCTCTAAGAACTAACGGACGGCCGTACAGCGGCATCCATACCCCTACCCTCATCTAACGAATCTAAGTATGCGTTTAATCCTCTTCTTGTATCCTGGTATAACCCTCATAT